ATGCCTGCATATCTCGTTACCGCGCCGGCGGCCGAGCCGCTGTCGCTCGCCGATGCCAAGGCTTTCCTGCGCGTGGAGCACGGCGACGACGATGCGATCATCACGGCGCTGATTTCGGCAGCGCGCCATCATGTCGAGGCGCTGACGCGCTGCGCGCTGATCACGCAGACCTGGCGGCTGGTGCTGGACCGCTGGCCGGACGGCGGACGGATCGTGCCGCGCATCGGTCCGCTGCGCGCTCTCGCAGCAGTGCATGTGTTCAACGCCTCTGGTGAAGCGAGCGAGATCGATCCCGAGATTTTCGCGGCCGATCGCGCAGCAGGCGCGCTTGCCGCGCCTTCGTGGTCGTTGCCGGTGCCGGGGCGAAGCACGGCGGGAATCGAACTGGATATCGAAGTGGGGTATGGCGCTGCGAGCGATGTTCCGCAGCGCCTGCTGCAGGCGATCCGTATGCTGGTGGCGCACTGGTACGAGAACCGCGGCCTGATCGCCATCGGCTCCAGTGTCGCGATGATGCCTGCCAGCGTCAACGCCATGATCGCCTCCCATCGGGTGCTCTCGCTATGATTGATCCCGGACAGTTGAAAACGCGCCTCGTGGTTCAGCAGCCCATCGAGACACCCGACGATCAGGGCGGCGTTGTCCGCACCTGGACCGCCTTCGCAACTGTGTGGGCACAGGTGACGCCGCTTGCCGCGCGCCGCGATGTCGAAGCGGATGCCGATGGCGCGACCCAAAGCTATCGCATCGTCCTGCGCAGTCATCTTTCGCTGACGCTGCAGCATCGCTTCAGCGACGGCGCGCGGATCTACCGGATCGCCGCGATCCGCGAGAGCGACGATCGCCGCCTGATCGAAATCGACGCCGACGTGCGGATGTCCTGACCACGGAATATCAAACATGACCACAGCCAACGTGGCGCTGCGCGCCGCGATCCATGAGGCGTTGCTGGCCGACAGCGCGCTGACATCGGCGCTCGGCGGCGGCAGCGTTTATGACGAGCCGCCGCGCGACGCGGAGTTTCCTTACGTGACGCTGGGCGAGGCCCGGCTGACCGATGTGTCATCCGACGGCGGGCAGACGCAGGAGCATCAGCTCACCTTGCATGCCTGGTCGCGCAAGGGCGGTCATCGCGAGGCCCATGTGATCGCGGGCGCGCTGTTGCAGGCGCTTGACGATGCGCCGCTGTCGCCCGACGGGCACCGGCTGGTCAACCTGCGTTTTTCCATCGCCGACATCCGGCGCGAAAGCGATGGCCGCACCTATCACGCGCTGGTGCGGTTTCGCGCGGTGACGGAGCCGCTTTGAGATTTCCTCATGATGAGGAGCGCGCTTTTGCGTGCGTCTCGAACCATGAATGCACGAAGCCCGGTCCTTCGAGACGCGGTCCTGCGGATCGCTCGTCAGGATCAGGCCTCAGAAAATTTGAGAACTTGTCAAGGAGAACACAATGGCCGCCCAGAAAGGCAAGGACCTGCTGCTCAAGATGAGCGACGGCGCAAGTTTCGTCACCGTCGCCGGGCTGCGCAGCCGCCGCATCGCGTTCAACGCCGAGGTGGTCGATGTCACGCACGCAGAGTCGGCCGAGCGATGGCGAGAGCTTCTCGCCGGCGCCGGCGTCAAGCGCGCGTCGGTCTCGGGCAGGGGCTTGTTCAAGGATGCCGCGTCCGATGCGATGGTGCGTCAGGCGTTCTTCGACGGAGTCCTGAAAACCTGTCAGGTCATCGTGCCTGACTTCGGCGCCATCGAAGGCCTGTTCCAGATTTCGAGTCTGGAGTTCTCCGGCGAGCACAATGGCGAAGTGACATTCGATCTGACGCTGGAGTCCGCCGGCGCGCTGACGTTTACGGCGGCTTAGCGTCATTGCGAGGAGCACTTGCGACGAAGCAATCCATCCTGTTGCTAGACAAAGATGGATTGCTTCGCTTCGATCGCAATGACGGGGATAGGGGAGAGCAGATGCCAAACACCTATCGCGGAGAAATCGCCGCCGAACTCGGCGGCAAACAGCGCACGCTGGTGCTGACGCTTGGCGCACTTGCCGAACTGGAATGCGCCTTCGGCGCGGCGGATCTTGTCGCGCTGGCCGAACGGTTCGGGAGCGGGCGGCTGTCAGCGCGCGATCTTGTCCGCATTATCGGCGCGGGCCTGCGCGGCGCGGGCGAGAGCGTGACCGACGCGGAGGTGGCCGCAATGTCTGCCGATGGCGGGGCTGCGGGCTATGTGCGCATCGCGGCCGATCTGATCGCCGCGACATTCGACGATGCGCCGATCCGCGAGGCGCGATGACGCCATTTCCGTGGGAAGAAGCGATCGGCTTTGGCCTCGGCGTGCTGCGCCTTCCGCCGGAGCAGTTCTGGCGGATGACGCCGCGTGAACTCGCCTGCGCGGTGGCTGCCGTGCGCGGCTCGGCCGGCGCGCCGATGGACCGCGCGGGGCTCGACGCATTGATGCAGGCATTTCCTGACAGGCAGGAGGGAGCACGATGACGATTGATTCATCCGGTGACGATGTCTCGCTGACGCTCGGATCGCTCAATTCGCGGACACGGGAACTGACCGCCGGCGCGCTGTCGTTCTCGCGGGCGATGACCGGCGCGTTCACGGCATCGGTCGTTGGCGGCAGGCAGTTCGACGATGTGCTGAAGTCGCTGACGCTGCGCTTGTCGGACATGGCGGTGCGGCTGGCGTTCAAGCCGCTGGAAAAGAGCATCGCGGGCGGATTGTCGAGCTTGATCTCCGGCCTCACGGGCACGGGAGCATCGGCGGGTCTGTCGCTCACGGCGGCAGGCGGCGCGGTGAAGCCGTTTGCCAGCGGCGGCGTGATCGGCACGCCGACCTACTTTCCGCTGATGCAGGGCGGCGTCGGTCTTGCCGGAGAGGCAGGACCGGAGGCGATCATGCCGCTGGCGCGCGGACCGGACGGCAAGCTCGGCGTCGCGGCACGCGGCGGCGGCAACAGCATCACCATCCAGATCGCGACTCCCGACCTCGACAGTTTCCGCCGCTCCGAAAGCTACATCACCGGCCAGATCGCGCGCGCCGTCTCGCGCGGACAGCGGAGTCTCTGATGCCTGCCAGCTTTCACGAAATCCTGTTTCCGATTGATATCGCGCTGAAGAGCGCGGGCGGACCGGAGCGGCGGACCGACGTCGTCACTTTCGGCTCGGGCCGCGAGGAGCGCAATGCGCGCTGGGCGCATTCGCGCCGCCGGTTCGATGCCGGTTATGGCGTCAAGACGCTCGACGCCTTGCAGCAGGTGGTGGCTTTCTTTGAGGAGCGGCGCGGGCAGCTTTATGGATTTCGCTGGCGCGATCGGCTGGATCATTCCTCCGCCGCGCCGGCGTCCGATATCTCGCCACTCGACCAGACCCTGGGCACGGGGGATGGCACGCGCGCCGCATTCCAACTGACCAAGACCTACGGCAGCACCCATGCGCCTTACACGCGCATCATCGCCAAGCCGGTGCCCGGCAGCGTGCGCGTTGCGGTTGCGGGGAGCGAAGTCGCATCCGGCGCCGCGTTCACCTGCGACAGCACGAGCGGCATCGTCACATTTCTGGCCGGACACATTCCCGCAAGCGGCGCGGCGGTGACGGCGGGCTTTCAGTTCGATGTGCCGGTACGCTTCGACACCGATTACATGGAAGTCGATCTTTCGGCTTTCGCCGCGGGCGCGATTCCAAAAATCCCGCTGGTGGAGATCCGGCCATGAGGGACATTCCATCCGCCCTGCAGGCAAAGCTCGATTCCGGTGTCACGACACTGGCCCATTGCTGGAAGCTGATCCGGCGCGACGGAGTGGTGCAGGGTTTCACCGATCACGACGATGATCTCGTGATTGATGGCGTGACCTGCCGCGCCGGCACGGGTTTCACCTCATCCGAAGCGGCGAGTCGTTTCGATCTGTCGGTGGATGGCGCGGAAATCGCTGGCGCGCTGTCGGACGATGCGCTCAATGAAAGCGATCTTGCCGCGGGCCGCTATGATGCAGCAGATGTCGAGACCTGGCTGGTGGACTGGAGCGATGTGTCGCTGCGCGTTCTGATGGCGCGCTCGACACTCGGCGAGGTGAAGCGCGAGGGGCAGGCGTTCAGCGCCGAGCTGCGCGGGCTGGCAGACCGGCTGTCGCAGCAGAGCGGGCGCCTGTTCACGGCGCGTTGCAGCGCCGATCTCGGCGATGCCCGCTGCAAGTTCGATCTCGTCACGGCGGGCCTGCAAGGCGAGGGCGCCGTGGAGTCTATCGAATCCACGTCCACGATCATCGCGGCTGGCCTCGATACTTTCACCGAGGGCGTTTTCAGTGGCGGCAAGCTGACCTGGACATCGGGCGCCAACGACGGCTTGTCGGTCGAGATCAAGGAGCATCGCATGGCGTCCGGTCACGCGCGGCTGTCGCTGTGGCAGGCGATGCCCGAAGTGATTACCGTCGGCGATACGTTCGCGGTTTCGGCGGGATGCGACAAGCGCTTTGTCACCTGCCGCGACCGCTTTGCGAACGCCGCGAACTTTCGCGGCTTCCCCCACATTCCGGGCAACGATTTCGTCATCGCTTCGCCGGAAGCGGGCGCGGGGAATGATGGTGGGTCGATGGCGGGGTAGGCGGTGCCCTTTAATAATTCCTGACTTCTCGTATGATAGGATGACCGCCGCTCACCCGTTTAGATGACAATCATGCCTCCTGAACGCATTTTACGACCCGCATCGCGGATCGCCATTGTTCTTCTGAGTCTCTCGCTTTTCGTTTTTTCGCTAAGCCGTACTGGTTTCGTTACTCCAGGATGGGAGATCGAGGGGGACACATTCAATAATGGCGCTTGGGATCTGTTTACGTCTGGCTGGATCGGCCTGCCGGTCTTTTTATTAGCCGGTATTCCGGCGATCATCTTATTTTTCAGCGTCGTATGCATCGCGCTGGCACTCCTCAAGCGTTCGCACGGCGATATCAGAATACTTTCGATGATTGCGGTGTCTATGATTGTGTGGATAGCGGTTGTCGCATGGTTCGATCCCAAGCTGCTGCAGGCCGTTGGATTGGGTGCTTGGCTTGCCAACCCGGGGATGGTGTTGGCATGGGTGTTCTTTCTGTCTCGCCGCCCGAACAGGACGTTCGTTATTTCACTTGTGAGTTTTGTATTGATGATTTGTTTCTTGTTCGTTCAGGAGGGTCCCTTCGGACCGAAGTTAGCAACGAATAGAATCGTTGAGTTGGGGCCAGGGTATTGGATCTGGGTGATAAGCGCCTTTGTGATGGTTGCCGCATCTTTCCCGTTTAAGGAGGCCTTTGATCTCCTTCGCTCCACTGGGCGCATTTCTAAAGAGCGTTAACATCTCGCATATCGATCAGAATTCGGACAGCGGACCCGTCGTCGGATCCCGACGCGGGGACGACGAAGTGATTTTCTAGACACTTCCGGATCACCTTCATGACCCCATCTCTCACCCGCACCGCCATCGTCGCCGAAGCGCGCACATGGATCGGCACGCGCTATCTCCATCAGGGCTCGCTGAAAGGCGTGGGCTGCGATTGTCTCGGCTTCGTGCGCGGGGTCTGGCGCAATTGCATCGGCGAAGAGCCCGAGCTGCCGCCGCCTTATGCGCCGGACTGGGCGGAGGCGTCAGGCGCGGAAACGCTGGTCGACGCTGCTATGCGGCATCTGGTGCCGGTCACGCGCGACGAGATCGGCGGTGGAGATGTGCTGCTTTTTCGCTGGCGCGAGGGATTTGTCGCCAAGCACGCGGCGATTGCGACCGGCGAAGGCACTATGATCCACGCCCATGACGGCGCGGCGGTTTGCGAGGTCGCGCTGTCGCCCTGGTGGCAGCGGCGGCTGGCGTTTGCATTCCGGTTTCCGGGATTGGACGATTAGTCGCCGTCATTGCGAGGAGCGAAGCGACGAAGCAATCCATATCTTGAATTGAGGAGTGGATTGCTCCGCTTCGCTCGCAATGACGAAACGGAAGTATCATTTTTTTTTGGACCACTCTTCATGGCAGCTCTCGTTCTTTCAGTCGCGGGCGGCGCGGCCGGCGCGGTGTTCGGTCCTGCCGGCGCGATTGCGGGCCGGATCGCCGGCGCGCTGATCGGCAACGTCGTCGATCATGCGCTGTTTGCGCAGGATCGCAGCGTGCAGGGGCCGCGGCTGGCCGATCTCGATGTGATGGCATCGACCGAAGGCGCGCCGATCCCGCGCGTCTACGGCCGCGCACGTTTGTCGGGGCAGGTGATCTGGGCAACACGGCTTGAGGAAGTCGTCTCCACCCGCACCGAGGGCGGCAGCGCCGGCGGCAAGGGTTTCGGCGGCGGCGGCGGAGGCGGCAGCGTCACCACGACGACGTACTCCTATTATGCGAACATCGCGGTCGGGCTTTGCGAGGGCGAGATCGGTCATTTCGGCCGCATCTGGGCCGACGGCAAGCTGCTCGATACATCGAACCTGACTGTGCGCGTTCATCGCGGCAGCGAGGACCAGGCGGTGGACGGGTTAATTGTCGCGAAGGAGGGCGCAGCCAATGCGCCCGCTTATCGCGGTCTCGCCTACATCGTGTTCGAGCGGCTGCCGCTGGCGGATTTCGGCAACCGGATTCCGCAACTGTCCTTCGAGATCGCGCGGCCCATCGGCAGGCTCGAACAGATGGCCCGCGCGGTGACGCTGATCCCCGGCGCCACGGAATTCGGCTACGAGACATCGCCGGTGGTGCGCGTTCTTGGTCCCGGACAATCCGCGCCGGAAAATCGCCATGTCACCAGCGCAGCGACGAACGTCATCGCGTCGCTCGACGATCTGCAGGCGACATGCCCAAATCTCGAACGTGTCGCCATTGTCGTGGCCTGGTTTGGCAACGATCTGCGCGCGGGCAATTGCACGGTGCAGCCGCGCGTCGATAATGCAATCAAGGTGACGTCCGGTGGAACGTGGACAGTCGCCGGATTGAGCCGGGGAAGCGCCGCTGTTGTCTCGACGGTCGATGGACGTCCGGCCTATGGCGGCACGCCGTCCGACGACAGCGTGCGTCATCTGATCGCGGAGCTGAAAGCGCGCGGACTGAAAGTCACGCTTTATCCGTTCCTGATGATGGATATTCCCGATGGCAACACACTGACCGATCCGTGGACCGGCGCGGCGTCGCAGCCGGCCTATCCCTGGCGCGGACGGATCACCTGCAGTCCTGCGCCGGGGTTAAGCGGATCGCCGGACGGCACGGCGGCTGCCGCCACGCAGATTACGAGTTTCTTTTCCGCCGGCGGCACGAGCGGCTGGAACTATCGCCGCATGATCCTGCATTACGCAAATCTGGCGCAAGCGTGCGGCGGCGTCGATGCGTTCCTGATCGGATCGGAACTGAAAGCGCTGACGCGCGTTCGCCCCGCATCGGGTGTCTACCCGGCAGTGCAGGCGCTGACGACACTGGCCTCGGATGTAAAGGCTGTTGTCGGCGCAGGCACTGTCGTGACCTATGGCGCGGACTGGACCGAATATGGCGCGCATGTCATCGGGGATGAGGTGCGTTTTCCGCTCGATCCTTTGTGGGCGTCTTCTGCCATTGATGCCGTCGGCATCGACTACTATGCGCCGCTATCGGACTGGCGCGACGATGCCGGTCACCTCGATGCGCCGCTGGCGGCGACAATTCACGACCGGGACTATCTCGCCTCGAACCTGAACGGCGGCGAAGCCTACGACTGGTACTATGCCGATGACGCCGGGCGTGCCGCGCAAGATCGCGCGCCGATCACCGACGGTCTCGGCAAGCCTTGGATTTATCGCGCGAAGGATTTGTGGAACTGGTGGGCGAACCCGCATGTCGAGCGTGTCGGCGGCGCTGAACTTGGCAGCGCGACGGCATGGACACCGCAGAGCAAGCCGGTCTGGCTGACGGAGGTCGGCTGTCCTGCTGTGGATAAGGGCGCGAACCAGCCGAGCGCCTTTCCCGATGCGCACTCGATCGAAGGCACCGTTCCGTATTTCTCCAACGGCCAGCGCGACGACCTGATCCAGCGCCGCTATCTCGAAACCATTATTGCGGCGTTCGATCCGGACTTCGGCGCGGATGAGTTGAATCCGGTCTCGCCGGTTTATGGCGGACGGATGATCGACGTTTCCGGTTTGCATCTGTGGACCTGGGACGCGCGGCCTTATCCGGTGTTTCCGGCGGCCACCGATGTCTGGAGCGACGGGCCGAACTGGCAGACCGGACACTGGCTGACCGGGCGACTCGGCGCTGCGCCGCTCGATGCGTTGGTCGGCGCGATCCTCATCGACGCGGACGTGACGGACGCGCGCACCGACCGCCTGCGTGAAAGCTGCGACGGTTATGTGATCGACCGGCCGATGTCGCCGCGCGCGGCGATTGATCCGCTGGCGGCAGCCTACAGCTTCGATGCGACGGTTGCGGGCGGCGAACTGACGTTCGTCCAGCGCGGCGCGGCGCCGGTTGCGGAGATCGTGGAAGACGATTTGGCCGACAACCGGAAAGACCCGCTGGCGCGGCTGACGCGGGCGCAGGAGACCGAACTGCCGCGCGAGGTCTCGTTTGGTTTCACCGATGGTGCGGCAGACTATCGCCGCTCCGCGGTGACCTCGCGGCGGCTGGTGGGCGGCTCGAACCGCGCGCTGCATTCTGACTTCGCGGTGGTGACCGACGATGCTTCGGCAACACGGCGGGCCGAAATCTGGCTGCAGGATCTGTGGGCCGGGCGCGAAAGCGTCGCGCTGTCGCTCGGCATGAAGGCGCTGGCGCTGACGCCCGGCGACGTGATCGGCGTCACCATCAATGCGCGGCGGCGGTTGTTCGAGATTTCCGAACTGGTCGATACCACCTCGCGGCAGATCAAGGCGCGCAGCATCGACCCGGAAGTCTTCTCCGTGCCGCTGCTCGCGCCGCGCGTGAAGCCGCCGGCAATCCCGCCTGCATTAGGTCCGGTTCAGGCACTGGTGCTCGATCTGCCGAGCCTCGATGCGTCGGAGCCGCCGGTGCTGACGCGGCTGGCGGTGTTTGCCGATCCCTGGCCGGGATCGGTGACGGTGTGGCGATCGACCGATGGCCTCAGCTTCGCGCAGGCGACGACGGCCTTCGCGCCGTCGCTCATCGGCGAGACTCTGGACGCGCTGCCCGCTGGCCCGACAGGCTGCTGGGATCGCGGCAGCCAAGCGCGTGTGATGCTTTACGGCGGTGCGCTTGCCTCCGTCACCGAAGCAAGGGTGCTGGGCGGCGCGAATGTCGCCGCGGTGCTCAACGCTGAAGGGGCGTGGGAAGTCCTGCAATTTGCCAACGCCGAGCTGGTTGACGAGAAAACATACTGGCTCTCGCAATTGCTGCGGGGGCAGGCAGGAAGCAACTATGCGATTGCCGATCCGCTCCCGGCGGGTTCGCCGTTCGTGTTGCTCGACGATCATCTGGTGACCGTTGCGCGCGGCCTCGACGTGCTGGATCGCGCCATCAACCTGCGCATTGTCGCAACAGGCCGCAGCCACGACGATCCCTCGGCGCTGTCGCTCACCGTGACGCCGCAGGCGACGGCACTGATGCCGCTGTCGCCGGTCCATGTGACCGCTTCGCGTGTTGCGGGCGGCATTCAGGTGTCGTGGATCAGGCGGACGCGGCGCGACGGCGACAACTGGAGCGTCGAAGTGCCGCTCGGCGAAGATGCCGAGGCCTATACGCTGGATATCCTGTCCGGTTCGAGCGTGGTGCGGAGCATCCCATGCGCCGCGCCGTCGGCGTTCTATGCGAGCGCCGATGAACTGGCCGACTTCGGAACACCGCTGACAACGCTGCATGGCCGTGTCTCGCAGATGTCCAGCACCGTCGGACGCGGGCATCCGCGCGAATTCACTCTCACACTCTGAGCGATCATGACAGACACACCCCATCTCGGGCTGCCCTTCATCGAAGGCAGCCAGGCGCAGAAGCATGTCACGCATAATGAAGCGTTGCGGATACTGGATTCCGTCGTGCAGATCGGTGTGCTGGACACCGACCGGACCGCGCCACCGTCGTCGCCTGCGGAGGGCGATCGTCATATTGTCGCGAGCGGCGCAACCGGCGCGTGGGCGGGGCACGCGGACGCTGTCGCGGTTCGCGAAGACGGCGCGTGGCGCTTTCTCAACCCGAAAGCCGGGTGGTGCGCCTGGTCGGACGCCGACGGCCTGCTGCTGGTCTATGACGGTACGGCGTGGATCGAAGTGACCGGCAGCGGCGGTATGTCCGGCAGCGTATCGCTGCTCGGTATCAACGACAGCGCGAGCGCGCCGAACCTGCTCACCGTGAAGTCGAATGCGGCGCTGTTCGACGCCATTGCCGTTGCCGATAGCGGCAGCGGGGACATGCGCTTGCAGATTTCAAAGGAAACCGCTGCGAACACGGCATCCGTGGTGTTCTCCGATGCGTTTTCGGGACGCGCCGAATTCGGCCTGATCGGATCTGACGATTTCAAGCTCAAGGTTTCGAGCGACGGCTCCACCTTTACCGAAGCCCTGATCATCGACAGGAGTTCGGGCAATGCCGCGTTCCCGCGCGGCGTTGCGCTGACCGGCGTGATCTCTCCATCGCAGATCACATCGAACCAGAACGATTACAACCCGGCGGGGGTTGCGGCGGCCTCCGTGATCAATCTGTCGTCGGATGCATTGCGCACCATCTCGGGCCTTGCCGGCGGCGCGGAGGGGCGCGTTGTCGCGCTCCTCAATACTGGTAGCCAGCCGATTCTGCTGTTGAACGAGAGCGGATCGTCGACGGCTGCCAATCGTTTCACGTCCGGAGGCGATCTTGCGCTCGGCGCGAAGCAGGCGGTGCTGTTGCGCTACGACGGGACTGCCGCGCGCTGGTCTGCACTCACACGGCCATCAGGCCGCGAGACGCTTGCCGCGAACCGCACCTATTATGTGCGCAGCGACGGCAGCAACGGCAACGACGGGCTATCCAATTCGTCGGGCGGCGCGTTTCTCACCATCCAGAAGGCGATTGATATCATCGCCGGGCTGGATTGTTCGATCTTCGATATCAGCGTTGCCGTCGGGGCGGGCACCTATGGCCCGTTCGTTCTCAAAAGCCTTGTCGGTTCGGGCAAGGTCACCATCACCGGCGACACGGCAACACCCGCGAATGTCGTTCTGGCATCGACGGCTGCGGACGGCATCGGCGGCAGCAATGTCATGGGCCGGTACAAGGTCGAAGGCTTCAAATTCACGAACGCGACCTCGGGATCGCACATCAAGCTCTTCAATACGTATCTCGAACTCGGCGCCAACGACTACGGCGCGGCCGTCACCGCGCATGTCTGGATCGAGCAGAACGCCTATGTCGAGTTCACGGCAAGCTATACGATTTCCGGCGGCGCGACGCGCCACCTGTTCGCGACGACGGGCGGCATATTCGTCTGTTCGGCAAAGACCGTGACGATCACGGGGACGCCGGCGTTTTCCTCGGCGTTCGTTGTCGGCTCGCGGACGGGCGTTTTCAATCTGCCCGGCAATACCTATTCCGGCTCGGCGACCGGCTCGCGCTACATCGTCAGCTTCAATGCGGTGGTCGATGTCGGGGGTGGCGGTGTGAACTATCTTCCCGGGAATGCGGCGGGGTCCACGGTCTCCGGCGGGCAGTATGCCTAAAGACTGTCGGTTAAGCTGGTGGCGCGGCCTTCATGGGCACTTCTGCAGGTACGCCGATCTGCGTGTCTGACGCGCTGCTCGCGATGCCAAGGCTGGCAATCCTGTCAGCCGATCTTCTGGCAATGCGCTGATAGAATTGGAAATCGGCAAAGCCGAACAAAATCCCGGCAGCGCCGCCGATCACGATACAGATCGCCACAGCGAACCAGTAATTGACGATCTTTGCCAGCCCGAGAAGAAGCACGACCGAGATGACCGGCATATGCATCAAATAGAGTCCGTAAGAATAGTCGCCGCCACGGACTACAGGTTTGAGCCAAGTCTGCCTCGCAATAAATTCATTTCCCCTGACTGCGAGATGGATCGCAGCCAGTACGCCAATCGAGAAGATAGGGATGCTTTGATAGGGAGTTCCTGCGCGCCAGTAGGCAGTCCACGTAATCAGACCTGTGGCAACGATGGGCCATGAGTTCCCGGCGTGCAGTCTTCCGAGAGCCGCGCCGGCAATGAAAAGCAAACTTACCGGATTTGTAAGGATAGCGAGGACGTTTGCGGTGAGTGGTCGCGGAGTGGGAAGGAAGTAAGCGGTTATAACGATCAGCAATGCCCAGACCACCAGACCAATGTCGAAACAACGTTGGCCGCCGAACATGAGGCCAAAGGTAACTGCGTAGAACGTTATCTCATAAATCAGCGTCCAGAACGGGACATAAGCCCAGGAGTCGATCGGCCCGCCCAGCGGAAGAAGAGTATAGGACCAGACCCATCGGACTTTTTCAAACGCGACGCCATCGAGCAAGATTACAAGAGACGCCGATAGGGCAATGGCCACGATATAGGGTGGATATATTCTGACGATGCGATGAAGTGCGAATCTCAGGGGACGCTGGTCGATGAGGCCCGCCATGACATATCCCGAGATTACAAAAAAGATATAGACGCCTGCGGTGCCAATGCCGAGTTTGCGGAAAGGCATGACGTCGATCTGGTAGTGCAGCGACGGCAGGAAGACCGCATGCTGGATTAACACCATTGCGGCGGCGACAAATCTTAAGATTTGAATTCCGTCCAGACGTCCCGACATTCCCACTCCCCAGCCGCCGGAACCATACCCGGTCAGTTTCAGCACATCCAGCCCGTCTCCCGGGCCGCTTTTTCATGGAGAATCCAGCATGACGCTCGCTTTGCTGCGCGAACGCTTTTTCGCGTCCGTCAATTGGTGCGCCACCCAGGTCTCGGCAAGGCCGAAGACCGTGCTGGCGATCTGGTTTGCATCGCTCGTGCTTGCCGCGTGGGTGTTCTGAGATGGCGGTATCTTCTTACGATGCCGCGCTGACGCGGTTGCTGCATGACGAGGGCGGCTACACCGATCATCCCTCCGATCCCGGCGGGCCGACCAATTTCGGCATCACGCTCGCGGATGCGCGGCGTTACTGGAAGGGCAATGCCACGGCTGATGACGTTCGCGCGCTGCCGCAGAGCGTCGCGCGGAAGATCTACCGCGAGCATTACTGGAACGCGCTGCGCTGTGACGAACTTCCGGCCGGTGTCGATTACGCTGTGTTCGACTACGGGGTGAACTCCGGCATCGGCCGTGCGGGCAAGGTGCTGCGGCGAATCCTGAAGCTGTCCGACCGGACGAGCGTGGTCAGCGATGATGTCGTTGCCGGCGCGCGGGCATGCGCCGCGCCTGACATGATTGTTGCGCTGTGCGCGGAACGGCTCGCGTTCCTGAAATCGCTCAAGACATTTCCCGTGTTCGGGCGCGGCTGGACCGCGCGGGTCAACGGCGTGCGCGCCGCAGCGCTCGCGATGGCGGAAAGCCGCGCGCTCGCGCCGGAGCTGGGCGAGGCATCGCCGGGCAAGGCTGTTGTGCCTGCAACAAGTCCCGCGGTGACCGCGTCCACCGGCGCGGTGATCGCGGCTGGCGCAGCGAGCGCGGCCATGACCTCGCGGCTTCAGGTGGCGCTGATGGTCGCGGCGACAGCGGCGCTGGCGGCTCTGGTGATTTTTCTCGTCTGGCGCTGGCGGCATCGCGCCGAACAGGAGGCGGCGACGCTTGTTTCACCTCTCCCCGGCGGGGAGAGGTCGCGAACGTAGTGAGCGGGTGAGGGGGTTCGGATTCTCACTCTGATATCCAGTGCCCCTCACCCCAACCCTCTCGAGCTCGTGATCATGTTTCGACCAGGTTTCGCTCGGATTGGTGGAGGAAACATCCAATGAATTGGGGTGATCTTGCAAAGCAGGTGATCGGCCTCGGCGCGCCGATTCTCGGCACGGCGCTCGGTGGTCCGCTCGGCGGCGCGGCGGGTCGCATTCTGGCGGAAGCAGTCGGCGCAACAGATGTGACGCCCGACGCGGTCGGCAAGGCGCTGGCCGCAAGTGACGCCGGGCAGGTGGCGCAGGCCGAAAGCACCTGGGCGGAAGCCGTGCGCGCCGAAGCCGATGCGGTGCGCGGGTCGGTCGCTGAAACGCAGGCAACGATCCGTGCCGAACTTGGCAGCGAGGATCTGCTGCAGCGGCTGTGGCGCCCGCTTTACGCGCTGGAACTGACGCTGGAATGCGGAGCGTTGTGGGCGGTGCTGGTCCACGAATTCTGGACCGGCGACATGACGGCGATCAATGCCCTGATCGGCGCGACCGGGCTGCTGGTCAGCTATTGGGGGTTCCGGTTCGGCGTGCTAGGCGTCTACATGAGCGGGCGGACCCGGGAGAAGGTCTGTGCCGCCACCGGCCAGAATGCCCCGGGCATTCTCGGAAAGCTGGTCAAGGCGGTGGCGAAGAAGTGAGAATGGAGAAAAAGTAATCTCCGGCGCGGCTTCGTTCATGGAGCATTCACCGCCGCACCGTTCATGTTAGGCTATTGCAAGCCTGCCACTGGAGACGACGTTGCGCCTTCTTGTTGTTGAAGACGATCCCGATCTCAACCGCCAGCTCACGACCGCCCTGTCTGACGCAGGCTATGTCGTCGACCGTGCCTTCGACGGCGAGGAGGGGCACTTCCTCGGCGACAGCGAGCCATACGACGCCGTGGTGCTCGATATCGGTCTGCCGAAGATGGACGGCATTTCCGTCCTGGAAGCGTGGCGGCGCAACAAGCGCACCATGCCGGTGCTGATCCTGACCGCGCGCGACCGCTGGAGTGACAAGGTGCAGGGCTTCGACGCCGGCGCTGACGACTATGTCGCCAAGCCATTCCATCTTGAGGAAGTGCTGGCACGCATCCGCGCGCTGCTGCGGCGGAGTGCGGGACACGCGCAGTCCGAGCTGACCTGCGGCCCGGTGATGCTCGATACGCGCACCAATCGCGTCAGCGTCAACGGCAATCCGATCAAGATGACGTCGCATGAGTACCGGCTGCTGGCCTATCTCATGCACCATTCCGGCCGCGTGGTGTCGCGCACCGAACTGGTCGAGCATCTCTACGATCAGGACTTCGACCGGGACAGCAACACCATCGAGGTGTTTGTCGGACGCATCCGCAAGAAGCTGGATGTCGATATCATCCAGACGGTGCGCGGCCTCGGCTATCTGCTGACGCCGCCGGTTGCGGATACGAAGCCTTCCGCAACCGACGCACGGTAG